GAACGCCCTGATCACATCGTCCTGCATGGAGATCATCAGGGAGCTTCCCACGCCTGCGGCCGGAACGCCAATCGCCTGTATCAGATGGCCTTTAGCCGTATTAAAAAGGTTTTGCATTTTTCTTTTGCCCATAAAAAAGCCGCCTACTTCATCGTAGACGGCTGATAAGTGATTAGGTGAACAAAAAACCGCCTCAAGGGGCGGTTTGTCTTTGGTTGCGTCTCCACTCCCACGGAGGGACAGGGTTTTTGTCTACCCACAAGCCGCGCCTATTGGTTTTGGCTTCTTCCTGTAGCCGGTACAGATACTGATGATTTTTAGCGTACTGGTCATAGACCCAGGCCATGCCTGCCCTGACTTGTTCTGATCCGGCGTCTTTGCCCCTGCAAGTTACATCAGCAACCAATCGACCGTAGCGGTCTGTGTAATGTACCGTCAGTTTTGCATTAACCTGAAAGCATAAATCTGACAGGTTCTGCCTGGAGCGGTTGCCGAATGGCTGTCCTCTTTCCGGTGCATCTATGGCAACAATGCGCACCCGTACTTGTTCATAGTGTCCGGGTTCTCCGCAGCGGGCTTTGAGGGTGTCGCCGTCTGATATGCCAACAACAAGGCAGAAGAGGATTTCGAGCATTGCTATTAAAAAATCCAGTAATAAAGAAAGTAGGCCCCAAAAATAACAAGACTTATTACCAGAGTATATATGACACTTTCTATAAAAATAATTTTCTTGCCCCGTCCCTCATTGTGCTCACCATCTTTAGTTGAGACGTAAAATATATATAGAAAAATTGAATATCCAGCCAATAAAATTATTATTTTATAAAACATTGATTCTTTCTAATAGAATTTAGATTATTTCCATCTTACCAAAGGTATGCCATGAACAAAATCAGAAAGGGGTTCCAGACCTCCTTGAGGTTGGTCTATATGCCCTTTGTGAAGTAACAACAAACATTCCAAGACCGCCTTTATTTTCCCCAACAAAGACTATTCCATCTTTCGTTGCTGATCCGTACCATAAGGCTTGTATTGATCCGCTATAGTATCTAGAGTCCGGGCGTCCAAATCTCTCAATTAGCATTTTTAAATATTGTTCTTGAATGGCTAACCCCCCTGTGCTCACTACAATCCGAACCAATCTATTATTTTTGTCTACGTTCCCAACAACAACATTAGTCCCAGCCATAACTGGCATATCGTTTTCTGGGTAAATAATAAATACTGTTTTTGTCCATAAATTCTCAACACGCTGCTCACCAGGAAGTTCAACCATGCACAGTTCTTTCATCCCGTAAACCATTTGTGTCGGGACAATAGTTCTATTATTGGTGGTATCGCACGTAGGTAAGCTAACTTTTTCTCCCAAAGACAACCCGTATATAGAATCACTTTGTGCATAAGCATGTCCTATAAAAGTCAAGGCTAAACACAATATAAGTAATATGTAGCGCATTAGAGTCCCCTATTTCAAAATCGGTCTATACATTTTTTATGGATTGAGTTATTATATCTGTAGGTGCTGAACACACTATATTCCGAGGCGGAAACGCCACCAACCCCGTCAGAGTTGGTTTTCGTTTGTCTATATTTCTCTGGTCGGGTAGCGCGTAGCCATACAACACCTGTGAATAGCAGGGAAATCTACGGGCAGACCTCGGACTGTGTTCAAGTGCCCGACCGCCCCTCTGAACAGGGGGTATTTATGAACTAAATCCGAGGAGCCGATTATGGCAAACATAATTCCTTTCAATTTTGAATCTCATCAAGTCCGCGTCCTAATTTTGGACAATGAGCCTGTATTCTGCTTAACTGATGTAGTAGAAATTCTGGACATAAAGAATCCAAATTCATCAAGATTCAGGCTTAATGAATCTGGTGTACACAAAATGTATATCAGATCATCAGGGCAGCAAAGAGAAGTGACATTTATTGATGAACCCAATCTATACAGAGTCATTTTCCGCAGCAATAAAAAAGAAGCTATTCAGTTCCAAAACTGGATATTTGAAGAAGTCCTGCCCTCCATCCGTAAAACAGGGAGCTATTCTGTCCCACAACAACCTTATGATGCAAACAACCTTAATGGCCCTGACCAGGTAATTACGCACTCGGACATGATGAATATTCACGGCGTATGTGGGCACATGCGCTGGCTGTGTGGCTGGTGGTATCAATTCGGGCCTGCCATCAGGGCATTAAATTCCAATATGGCCGCCTCACTCCATGACCGATTCATAGATGGTAGCTTTCGCGCAAGCAGTCTGATTGACAAATTCAATTTTGAGGCACATTCTCATGAGTACGTCAAAAGCTACCCATTTGATAAAAGCACCGCTGAGAAACATCGGTACGACATGACGCGCAAATAACCAAGGCCAGGGGCTTTATCATGCGTAAATATACTCCGTCACAATCACAATACCGGGGGAACCCGTACCCCCGTTCACTATGGTCGAGTTCACGGATGCGCAAGCCCCCGCCCCCCCTGCACCATAACCGCCTGCATTATTGCCTGTCAGCGCAACACCTGAATTCACAGTACGGACCTGACCCCCAAAGCCATATATAGAATCGGCCCCTCTACCAGACAACCCCATTGTTAAGCTGGACCACCAGCCAACAATACCAGAGGCCCCGACAATATTGAAGTCCCCGCCTGTAGCGCTGCCACCGCTGCCAGTGCCTGCATAGCCCTGAGTGCTGGCTGTTCCCTGTGTGGCACCACCACCGCCACCGGCAGTCATGGTTAAAAATACAGAGTTCCCACCGGCAATATTCGATGGCCCGGCGCTGCCAACCGTTACGGCAACACTTGCCCCAATCTCAGCGGCCGTGAAAAGTTTACGGCAATACCCCCCGGCACCGCCCCCGCCGCCCACGTCGGCAACGCCTGCTGCTGCCGTAGTAGCCCCGCCGCCACCGCCACCGCCAAGGACTTCCACATCGGCATAAATCAATCCAGCAGAAGGCGTGTAAGTACCTGATGCCGTTATAACAACGCGTTTCATGGAAAGCGTTTTATTGACCTTGTACCACCCTGAAGCCGTGCCGCTTTCCGGGTCTGTTGTGTTTCCATCAACCGTACTGATATACAGCGTTACACTGTCAGAGCCCACAATCACGGAACCTTTGGGGTAACCTCCAACTGCATCAACAAAAGCCTGGTCAAACTGGAAATGTACCGTTGCGTCAATCTTTTTGAGCAATTCTTCATCGACCTGGATTTTGCTACCGCCAAAGGCCAAACCTTCGCCCAAATTGGCAGAAACACCATCAGAGTTAACAACAATGCCCTGATATGGTTTGACCTTGAATGCACTGCCATCAATCACAAGCCCGTCACCCAATGCTGTAGGGTTGCCGCTTCCTGCCTCCAAAATGGTGACGCGCACATTCATCCCTGCGTCCGCTGCTTTAAGGTTAGTGATATCAGTGACATTTGTTGCAACCTGGTTTCTAAGCGTTCCTGAAACCTGCAATACCCCAGCATTAAACTCAAGCCCCTGCCCGATGTTTACATGAATATAACCATCAACAACAGCAAACCCGTTGCCAATACCTACTGCAATGGGCTCTGATTCATCACCAAACCCCAGGAGTTTGTTTTTTCTGGCAACTGCGTTCGGGATGGTTGCCCCGGTCTGCGGGTCACTCTCAGGATATTGCAAGGCATTTCCCTGTGATCGGTTTAGCTGCTGCAACAACATGGTCAGCTTATCCAGCGCCTTTTCGTGGCTTTCTGCCGGGAAAGCATCGCCTTGCACATAATCCGTCAATTGCGTGGCAGGTACATCACGAATGATCGTCAGTGTATGACCCACGGCAAGCGGGCTGGTCAGTATGACCTGCCCTGTCTGCTGCCCGGCCCCGGTGACGGTGTAATCTACACCAAGCGTCAGTAGGGTATCGTTTTCATAAACCTTCAGATAGGTTTGATCAAGAAAAGGGAAGCCCACCAAGAAAGCGCTTGTGATACCGTCGCCATCATAGGGCCCGGCGCTGGAAATATCAGTTGTTACGGTCATGATTACCTCGCTTGTTTATAACCAAATCCAATGACCAGGGGGTTGTCTGTTCTGCCTTCGGCCAAGGCTTCTACCCCTGAAATGGTTCTGTTGATCTGTGCGGATGGGAGCCCCAGTGCATCCCCGGCCAGATTGATCAGTGATTTTCTGAATGCTTCATCAAATTCACCCTGCACGGCCTGGGAACTGAATTTGTAAGCATCCGCAATGAATCTCACCCCGGCAGGCCCTTGGTATGATCCGGGGAACTCGCTTGTCCCGGTGGCGATCTTGACCGCCCCGGACAACTCGCGCACACCAACAAACATGTTCATCAGGAAATCAATTTCTGAACCGATCATCTTTTTGGCCCAGAAACTTAAATCCTTGTCTTCATCCTTATCACCAAACGAAAGCGCCTCCCGCAACAGACCATCCATGACGGCAGGAATCACCAGCAGCATCAGATAATCCGCCGCCAGCCGCCCTTTGCTGGTCTGGGTCATGGTCTGCGCTGTGGTCATGTTCAGCGTAGTATTAAAAAAAGCATAAAACACCGTGAACAGTTTTAGCGCAGGACCGCCACGCTCAATAGCAGACTGGTCTTTTAATAGGCCGCTGCCCTGAGAGTCAATGACTGCCTGGTCTGCCAGTTCGATAGAGCGCTGTTCGTTGTTTCCTTCTGAAATGGCTTTTTCATACGCGCCGTGCCATGTCGGGACATCGACCATCTGCTGGCAGCGCAGCATCAACACGTAGACATGCTGCCTAAACAGTGAAAGCCTGTCGCCATGCACGCGGTTTTTAAGTTCGTTCAGTTCACGGAAGCGCGTTTGTGCACGCATGCGCATAAAGTCACTTTTTGCATTGGCCTCTTTGGTTGCAGCAATTGGCCCTGAAATGTAGGTTCTGATACCGCGCCCGACCCATTTGCCACCGATTCGGGCTACGGACTGCGTAATACCAATGGGCTGAATGAGCGCGCTGACAAGATTGAAACCAAGCCCCGCTGCACTGACATGCTGCCGGAGTTTGGAAATCCATGCTTCATTATTGATGCTACCCGCGCCTTCCCCCTGCGCCACATCCCTGAGCCAGTTTTTTAACTGCTGTTTGAATTCCGGTCCGTAATGGTTGCGAATGGATGAATCAATGCGGTTGCTTCTGAGCAACTTGTTGGCATCTATCAGAAATTCGTGCCAGGCCAGATCATGGATCACATCATTGACGCCGGAATAAATCCCCTCCAGAGAATAAAGCAGCGGCCTGCCAACAACTTGATTCACGCGGGACTTTGTGAAACTGCGGCGCGTGGTTGCTGAGGTATAAGCCCCCTGCATCTGTGTTTTAATGGCTTCAGCATCCGCATGCGATTCTGCTCGTTCGCTGGCATTGGGGTCGTACTTAATCGGGTAATAACCGCCTTTAACATCCACAGTTTCACCGTTTTCAAGCTGCAATGAGAAGCCTTTGGGTTCTACCCACTCGGGCTCCTTGCCATAAACCCGCCTTTCCTTGGCGGCAATCTGTGGCTTGTAGCTTTCGAAGTGGTCCCATATTTCCTGCACTGCCTGCCACTCCTGTTTTGTCATGGAGCGCAGCACAGGGATAATCTGGTTATAGGTCCAGCCTTCCCCGCCAAGCAGACGTTGCAGGTTGCCTTCGTTGCCCGTGTTCAGGGCAATTGCCAGCACGCTTTCACGGTTAAAACTGCGTCCGACAGATTCAAAGTAGCGTCCCTTCCCGCCCATCTTACCAAGGTCCAACACAGGCGACATGATTTCTGTCAAGCGCAGGGTCGCCTTGGCACGTTCATTGGTTTCCCAGTTGGCCGCCGCATTGGCCGGACGCATGATGTATTCCCATGCGGGGCCACCATCTTTGCCACCGTCCAGAATCCTGAAGATGGTTGCGGCCTTGATGTGCTGCGCAAAAAAGTTTTTAATGCCCGCCTTGACTCTTCCTAAGTCCGTGGTCGGAGTCCGTGTGTCTGCCGTGCGCCCTCTGGCGTTTTCTTCTATGCTGGCAACAATGGCATCGCGCGCTACTTCATAATCGCGCTGGTCCCTGGCCGTCAGCAGTCGGTTTTTAAGCCGCCCTAGGTGTTCTATCTGCTTGACCGTATCGACCAACCCCCGGAAATCCTCGAATGTGAGATTTTTATAGGAGGTACGGTACGCCTCGTCTATGAGGTTTTGCGGAATATCAGGCTCCATCCCCTGGCCCCGCTGCGATTCGATCCAGTCACGCAAAGACTGCCGCCTGTCTATGGCTCTCAGGCTTTGCCCTCTGCGCAGATCAAACCGATCCAGCAGCACCTGTATCTGGTCCATGTAATCGGCATCCAACCCTTTGACATCGCGGTTAAATTTGTTCAGGTAACGGATGCCTGCATCAATGGCTGTTTGCGCATCATAGGCCGCCCGTGTGGCATGGTTCTGGATCAACTGGTTACGCTTGTGTGTAGCGGCCTCAGCCAGATTACCGGCCCTCATGGATTTTTGTGCCTCCCTGGCTGCGCGCGCTTCCGCATTGGCGTACCGGCTCGGTTGGATGTCTCTGACCCGCAGGCGGTCAACCATGCGGGCTGCATATTCGCGCGCGGCACTCGCCAGTATCTTTGTTTGTCCGGTCGCTTTAGCCAGCGCATTGTGTTCTGTAGCAACCATACGGGTACGCACACGGTTATGAATGGCTTTGTCGGCTTCACGTGCAATGGCTTCCGGCGTTGCCAGTTCGCCGTACTGCTCCAGCATCCGCGCATCCGTCAGGGCTTCAACCTCCTGGCTCGGGGAAGGAACCGCCACCAGGCGGCGAATCAATTCATCACCGGAGGTAAAGCCAAACATTTCAGCAACCATGTCGGGATGCAGTCCGGTTTCCTCTTTGGTGACCATGCGCTGGTCCTGCAAGCGCTTCCAGTCCAGCAGTGCATATTGGTCGCCTTCACCCATGTACATATCGGAAACGGCCTGGTGGGAGAGTTTGCCGCCTTCTACACTTTTGAGGTAATCCCACGCCTGATAGATCGGCTCGGCCATGACTTCATCGCGGACCTGCTGCCTCACCTGCGAGCGTATTTCGCTGGAGGTTTTTTGCAGTTCGGCAACTACCCGCCCATGAAAGTTATGCAGCCACTGCATGTCGCGCATGCCTTTAGCTTGCAGTTCCTGTTGTGCCTGCGCTGTAGCATCTGTCCCCAGCGCCTGGTATGCCTGGAATTCCTCAGCCGTCATACCGGCTTGTTGCGGGTTTTCAAACAGGGGCATCATATCGCGCCCCTGCTCAGCAATGGCAATCTGCTCATCTGTGGCTAAAAGGCGGTCAAATACACCACGCACTTCATCGGTCAGATTGACGTTAAGCGCCAGCAGTGAGCGGTACACGTTCAAAAGCCAGGCCCGGAAGCGCTGGAATATGCCTTGCAGTTCAATGCTCGGGGCCTTGCCTTCGAACAGGTATGCTTCAAAGCCACGGGCAAACTGTTCATGGTATGGGCGCTTTTCTTCCAGCGTCATGCCGCGCCAGTCGCCAAAATCCTTGATACCGAACCAATCCAATACTGTTTGCATGTCCTGCGCAATAGCCTGCCCACTTGCAGAAACTTCAGGGGATTGATCAACCTGCGCAACCATGCGCTCCATCAGTTCAAGGAATAAATGCCCGGTTTCATGCAGAAAGGTGGATAGGTCTGCTTTTCCCAATAACGAGATTGTCAGACTATCGGGGCTGAATGCCCCACGTACAGAATCCGCAATATCAGTTTGATAAAACTCTTTTTCAATATCATCGTATATCCTCTTGGCTGTGTTAAGCGCAGTTTCTTCAACCTCAGTTAGCGGTTCCGATCTAAGTTGCATTCGGTTCACCTCAAGCAATGCGCGCTCCTCTGAATTGCTTAACTTTTCACCGGAAGCCATCTTATCCAACGCCCTAGTAACCCGCGCAATCCTTCTTTCTGAGAGCAAAATTTTTCTAGCGTCAGTGGACTCGTTTATTAATTCCATAGCCTCCGACATAGGAAGGGATGCCACTTTCTTTGCGTACTGAACAAGCTGGCCTATAGATTCATCTGATGCGACACTAAGGTAGGAACCGAACTCCTTGCCTGTCTTTTCATGATTGGATACTCGGACCCGTGGCAATTGGTAACCATTGTTAAAACCGGCACTGATATAACTACTGGGCCCAAAAGAACTACCGCTATGCTGAATATCGACAGTAGCCCCAAGTTCACGCAACCGCTGCGCGACACTCTCTGCAACATCATGCGTTTTGCGGGCAGCATCCTCTCGCGTCAGCCCATCAGTGCTTATGTAACTAGGGGAGACACTTTGGCTTAGCGTATCACCAACAACGGATTCGGCCCGAACAGAAAGCGGGTACTGTTGATACAACTCCTGCGGGGTAATACCCAATCTCTGGGCCATTGCGCCATAGAAATTACTGACCAGCGAAGAGTAGGCATTATTAACATCTTCGGTAAAACGACCCGCATTGTTTAGTTGCGCCTGTATATCCTGACGTACAGCATCGACCGATTGCCGAAAGTCAGTAACCGCCTGCACATTACCTAAAGCAGATTCAATTTCCTGCTGTAGCGCCTGTGCGCTGTTATCCATGAAACCCTGCGCTTCGGAACGGCTGAACCCGTCAGTAGCGGTCATGGCAGGGGTATCCACCAGTATCTGAAACAGGGTATTCCACAGCGCATCATTGATCACCATGCGCTTTTGTTCCATCATCTCAAGCCCAATAGGGATATTGGCCCCGAATTGCATTGGAATTGCCAACTGCCGCCCCTGGTCATCCACCCCGCCATAGTTCACCGCGCCGGGCGTCAGATTGATGCCCGTCGCTGAAAACACACCATCCCGCGCTGCCAGCAACGGGGGCATCACTGCCAACTCAGCGGCCTGCATCATGTCGCGGTTCATCACATTGAGCATTTTGATATCGGGCAGTACCAGCGCACACGGACCCTCACCATAATTACTGTCCCCGGTAAAACGCAGCACCGAATACGGCATCGTTCGATAGCCGCCATTGCCGACAATTTCCGATCCCGTCAAGGAGATGTAAAGGGATTCATACGCCATGCCGCGGGCATCCCTGCGCTCTTCTTCCCGGTCTTTGTTGGGCCGTACCATGTGGACAAACCAGAATCTTTGATTCGGTGTACGCTCCTTTGCATTAATGATCGTCGCGGGCAGTCTGTCGCCAAAGCGCTCATAAGCCTGCCTGGCCGTCATGGAAAACTCGCGGTCCACCCAGTCCACAACGCCGTATTCATTGGTCAGCCAATAGGCCTGCTCCAGCGGTACATGCCGGTAATACAGGCCTTTTCCGAGTCTTTCCCCCACGTACATACAGGCATTGCCAAAGCACCCGGCGTCCGTGTAGCATTCCTGCACTGCGGTATCAAAATTGGCCGAATAGCGCGCAGAAAACAAGATGTCTCTGACCGCATCGGTGTAATCCTTGACGGCTTCGTCATCATTCAGGCTTTCTTCAATAGCCTTGAGGTCATGCCACATGCGGTTTTTAGGGGTCGCCAGGGAAGCCAGCGCCGCAGAAAACCGCTGCAAGGCCAGCGCCGGGGTTGCATCATAGATATGCTCAGTTCTATTTTTGCCCTTGTACATGGCCTCATCCATGTGAGAGCGATGCTCCTTGAAGTTGGCCCGGCTCGGTGCCACCCGCTCGGCAATGGCCTGCCACTGGTTCTCGTAGTTTCGCCGCTCCTGCCTTAGCTGCTCGTGGAGTTGAAGCAGTTCAGATACATCCTGCATGCTATTGCCCTAACAGTGTTTTAGATGCCACAGCGCCCGCTGTGCTGCCGCTGCCGTCTGTAAGGATATTGGCAGAGACACCCCGGCGACGCCGGGCAGCATCCTGTGCGTTTCTCAAGGCCGCCTCATCATTGGGGGCGACTTCCAGGTTGTTGATCGAGGATATTTGAGGTGTTTTTTGCGACTTGTTCCGGGCAATAAGAGAACCTGTAACAGTACCCGCAGTGCTCAACCCTGCGCCGATTAGCGCTAATGTACTGGCTTCCAAACCCATTTAATCCTCCATAAAGTTAAATTCGACATTGGCCTTGGCGGTCAAGCTTTCTGTACGCTCGTTGACCGGATAGGCAAAAGTCAAGGCCAGCGAATCAGCCCGGTCTGGCGACTTCACGCCGCGCTTCTTGGCTTCCTCTTTGGCTTCCATCAGTAAGGCCCCGCCCCTGTAGCTGTAACGCAGCGCGGTTAAATCGGTCTGCAATTCAGGATCATTAGGCAACGATGCCCCGCTTTTGATGTATTCGCGCATATCACGCCACAGCCGGGACCGAAGGTTATAGTTCTGTCCGTCCGAAAGCCGCAGCGCCGAATTCACATCCACCACCACCGGACCGAACTCACGCCGCAAAATATCCGCGACCCCCGCGCCAATACCGATCGTATCCACCGCAATCTGTGCCACACCGGCACCGCGCTGGCGGCTATAAATACCACCCCAGTCTTTCACCACGTCCTTCACCCGGCCCGCCACGTCCACCACGTCAGCTTTTCCGAAAACCACTTGCGGATAGGTAACACGCCCCTGCCGAATGGTAATGACGCTTTTGTCGTCTCCAAACCGGGCCACGTCCACGCCCAACTGAAGCGGACCAACCGCCCGCACATCTGCCGGGCCTTTGTTCATGCACTCTGTAACAGCATCACCTGGGATATAGGCATTGCTGACCGAGGCTGAATAGTTTCTGTCCACCTCCTGCGCCAGCACCACCGGATCAAGTTTCATTTTTTGGGTTTCGTACCAGTCCGGGCCTTTTCTGGGGTCATCTTTCCAGTCAAAGACAAAGACCGGGATACGGCCACCGACACGCTTACGATAGAACGGATTCCCCGCCCCGTTCGGAGTGGATACGTCTATTTTGCAGTTTGATGTCTGACTGAGCGCCGCTTCTATCTGCTCGGGCTGTTCATAAAAAGCGGATTCATCCTTAAAATAAATAGATGTCCGGTTACCGCGCCCGATGTTTGATCCGGCCTCTCCAACGATCACAGATCCATTCTCTGGATTGATGATGCGCATGGAGGGGGCATGTTTTTTTTCATCATACCCACGGGGGATAAATTCAAGGGGCAGATATTGCAACGCCGTGCGGATTTTCCAAAACAACGACTTCGGGTCCCCCGCCTTATCTACATATTCCTCTTTGCGCGAACCAAAACCGATCACCACGCCCGGATGAAACAGCCACATCCATACCGACACAGCAACACATATCCACGATACGCCCATATCCCGGGATTTTTCGATCAAACCATCTTCACGCCCACGCCAGCGGGAAACAAGCCAATTCACGCATTCGGCCTGCTTTTCAAACAAAATGAACGGGGTTAGTGCATCTTTACCAATCTCCACATTGCGCGGATCAAAGGTACATAACCAATCATTGATGAATTGGACCGGGTTATCTGCATAATGGGCTTTGACGCCTTCGATAATGGAAGGATTACCACGCAAGCGCTCAAGGTTTGCCGAGCGGGTCTTCCAGACATCAACGTAATCAGGGTTTTGCCAGTCCATTATGAACCGCCCCCCAACATCTTTAGGTAGGCTTCGCCAGGGTTCAGCGTCGATTCGGTTTTTACCGGGGGCAGATCATCAGCGCCACCAATTGCCAGTTTGTCTCCATACTTGCGTGGGAATAGTTTACACACAGCCCATTTCAACGTATCTATACGCAACTTTGCAGCCTGAACCGTTGAATTGGTTGTCGTGTCTATTTCGCCCGTTTCATCCACAATCAGATCAAGAAAGTATTCGGCCTGTCGTTCTCGCGCGCGCGCGTACCTGTTGCAGAACTCTGGATTACTCTCAACCCAGCGCATGACACTATCACGGCTTGGCATATCTGCATCAGAACAAATCTTATTTAGGCTCTCACCACGGGCCAATCTCTCGCAGATTATTTCTGCAAGACTATCGCTGTAGATTGAAGGACGCCCGTTTTTAGCCATGCTCCCATGCTAAAGCCCGTTTTCTGAGTTAGTTGAACACTTTCAGAATAGTGTTAGCTGGATTGTGTAGATGAAGGGCTTTCTTGGCTCTGCGGACTCTTCTGTGATTATTTTTGTCCTCGCTATAGGCTGTGATCTGCTGATGCCTGAAATGATGTTCCATACCTGTGCATGACTGCATTCCATCGCTATTGCTATTTTTCTGACGGAAAGCCCCTCTTCTCTGAGCTCGTGGATCAGTTCAATTTCATGATCGGTCAGCTTTGCCTGGTGATGGTACTGACCAATACGCCTACCATGTTCATTGTAGTGAACCAGCATGTTTAAATGCCTCTGGATGCAACCGCTTTACAGACTCTATTGCATCATCAATGTAAATCCGGCGCTTTCGCTCGTTGTCAAGGTACATTTTGGCTGCCCTGCGTAAGATGTCCTGCACATACTCTGGCAGTAGGCTGTGATATATAGGCCGCTTTGCCCTTTTCTCGCACTCTGGACACCCCGCAGAGTACCCAGGCCATGCAGGATCTTTGGCGTATTCCTGGCAGTCTTTGCAGTTCATCATTTTCTGCTGCTCCCACAAGCAAGGATTACACACACAAATGCCAAAACAACTGCCACCGGCCCCCACAATGGAGATAGCACCCACCACCATGACCAATCAATCACATTAACCAGTTTCAGAGTGATAAATACAATGGCCAGCACGCCCAAAAAGCCAATCCCACCGCTTTCTTTTTCCATCACACCACCTCCATCACTTATAAATTGGCTCGTCTAGTTCACCATCGACCCGCAGCTTCCACATTGGCTCATAATTCGGGTCACATAGACCCATCAACCAGAAATAGATTGCAAAGAACCATTCATTAAGCATGAATATTGGAAATAAAAACCAGTGTCGCTCAACAATGCAAGGGGCCTCACTTTCAGGATGTGCATATAACACCGGACAGAATCCGAACATCCCATAGTGGGTATATTTAACTTTTTCTCGCTTCATACTGTCACCCCCTCCTTTATCCATTGAAGCTGCCAGTCACCCGGGTTGAACCGCCACGAGTTCCGGGCTACCCAAGCACGCCAGGCTGCAATTGCGTTCTTGGCTGACAGATAATCTTTGCGTTTTCCCTGAAACGTGGTTTCATGGGTAACGATGATGGATTGCCACAGTTCCAATTGATGCCGGTACGCACACCAGAAGGCAGCTATCTTTTCTTCTCTTGGCGCTGGCCCGGTATCCAGCCACTTGTGGAAATTGGCACCGGCATAGATGACAAAGAAGTCATGCGCCTTGAGCCCCTTGCCTTTGCCGAACTCCGGGCCGTTTCCATGACATGCAACCGTTGTTTCCGGGCTGTCTGGTTCACCCGGTAGCGTTGCAACAGGCATCCGCCCCCTTGCCATTGCCAGCAGATGCGGGTCCCGGTAGTTCTTTTCTTTGAGCATTGCAATCATTCATCACCCCTTAGCGTCACGATGACATATCCATCTGATAAGCCGCCTTTTTTCATAGACAGCCTGT